GGTTATTGAGGAATGTGCAGCTTTTCCTAATGGTCAATATGATGACTATGTAGACAGTATGACCCAAGCTGTGTTAAGATATCGACAAGGTGGGTTTGTACAAACATACTCTGATGATTGGGATGAGCCAAACTTTAAAATTGAAAAGGATTATAAATATTATTAGGAGATACCATGGCACTTAAAGGTAACCAAAAAAAGTTAGATAAAAATAATAACAACAGAATTGATGCACAAGATTTTAAAATCTTAAAAGCAGAAAAAGCAAAAGGCAGAGGCATGGGTTTACAAGATGAGAAAGTAAAACCAGGTAAAGTTATGAAAGCTAAAAGAGGCACAAGTATTCTTTCAGAAAAAAGTACAAGTAAAACTTTCAGTGGATACTCAAAACCATTTGAAGGACCTCGAGACAGAGGCAGAGTTTCAACAATCGTTGGTGTGAAACCAGGTGCTAAAATAAAAGGTCAAAAGAAAAAATTCAAATCAATGGAAGAGATGAGAAAAGCAAAAGGTTTTAAACCAGGAGAAACTGCAAAAGAATTTAATAAAAGAAGAATGATGTTAGCTGGTGCTAAAGAAGCAGCTAAGGCAACTAGAATAGGAAAAATAGTTTTACCTATCGCTGCTGCAGGAGTCGCTGCACAACAATATTTAAAATCTAAAATGAAAAAGAAAGATAAGAAAATGGGTGGTGGCATGATGAAGAAATATAAATCAGGTGGACCAGTACCAGTAGAAAAAATTAAAAAAGCTTTTCCTAAAGCATCTCCTGGTAAAGTAGCAAGAATGCAAACTATGTTGGGTGATAAATCTGCTCCTATGAAAAAAGAAAGATTGTTTGAAGGAGATCGAGGAAGAAGAAAAGAATTAATAAAAAAATTAAGAGGTGTAGCTAAAACAACTCCTTTAGGTTTGGGAATCAAAGCTGTTGAGACTGCTAAAAAATTAAAAGAAAAAATGTCTAAAAAAATGGGTGGTGGCATGATGAAGAGACCTATGGGCTACGTGTCCGGTGGAGCTCCAGGACCAGCCATGATTGGTAAGCTAAGTAGAGCTGCTCAAGCGGAAAAACCTAGAAGACCAAAGACTGGGCAAGCAAGAAGAGCTGTTGCAAGAAAAGAAGACTCATCAGTAACACTCGGTAAGTTTATGAAATCTAAAGTTGATGCATTAAACGAAAGTGTAGCAGCTGGAGGAATGAAAAGAGAAAGAGTTACTGAAGGTTCAAGAAAGAGAAGAAAACAAGATTTTATAAAAGATGTTGCAGCTGGAAAATATAAAACACCAAATAAAGATGCAGCATATTACAAAAGTATTGGTCTTACTGGAGAACGTGGAGATAGAGCAGTGAAAGATTTCTTTACACCAAAAATGAAAGTTGGTGGAACTGTAAAAGCTAAATGCAAACTAGGTAGAAACAAACCTACAAAAATGTACTAGGAGGGACTATGTCCCTACGGAATTTATTTCAATTTGGGAAGCGGCTTCTTAAAGGTAAAAAAGAATCAGCGCAACCGGCTACCGGACAACAACAAAAACAAATAACCTACGAGGGTAAGCCGTCACAGGCTACCGGACAAGAACTAGCAAAACAAGAATTAAGAAACCCGCCTGTAGTTTTAAAAAAAACTAAAGCTTTACAAATGGGTGATGATATTGCTCCTGCGTTTGGATCTTCTACTTATGACTGGGCGATGAAAATAGGAAGGGGTAAATATTCAGCTGACGAGTGGCTTAACCATTTAACATCAACACGTCAATCAACATTTAGAATATTTGGTAAACCAGCAAAGAAATTAGAAAGAGCTGAAAAAAGATTTAAATACGACTCAGGGCCTTTTGCTGGTAAAGAAGTTAACATATCCAAAGAAGAATTATTTGATACCAATCTTGCTATATTTAACCAAGCTGGGGATTTGACTGGTGGATTATTATATGCAGCTAAAAAGTTTGGTTTAAAATTAGATGCAAATGAAATAGGTGCAATGATCAAACTAAATCCTGTGAATAGATTAAAATTTAGAGAATTTGGAATACCTGCACAAGCACAAGAAGCTTTTGATAAATCAATAACAAATGCAAGAAACACAGTTAGAAATTTACAAGTAAAAAATAAAGATAAATTAACTTTGAAAGATGACTTAGATGATGTCCAATATTATTTAAAAAATGATGGTAAATTACCTCCTACTTCTCAAATAGAGGAGCTTAATCGTGCCGTTAAAAAAGTTTCTGTAAATTTACCGATGGATGAAAGAAAAGTTTTAAATCAAGCGGTTGGAGAGTTAAACCAAAAAATAGCACCACTTAGAGCAACTAAAACAAAATATGGGTCAGAATCAAATTATACTTTACAGGGTGGTAAAGATTATAGAGAAACAGTTTTTCACTTAGATGAACCAATTAAATCAAATGCAAGTCCATTAACAGATCCTGGACACTTTGCTGATACAGGATTAAAAAATCAAATATATCATGTTCGTTTTGATACTAGACTGACACCTGATGGTAAAAAAGTTTTTATGATAAATGAAATACAATCTGACGTAAATCAATCAGTTGCAAAAGGTTTAACCAAGGCTCAACAATTGGGAGGTATAAATAGAGTTAATCCTTTCCAAGCAGATTTAGAAATGAATTTACTAGCTTCAAATAGGGGTAAATTGATGGAAGAAATTACAGAGGCTATTGCAAAAGGTCAGCCAAATAAAGCTAGTGCTTTAACTAAAGAGGCTAGAGAAATTCAAAACAAAATGAATAATGTTTTTCAACAAAGAAATCTTGGTTCAGAAAAAACATTTGACTATTTTCCATTAGTAGAAGCAGATGCTTATGGAGACCATGCATTAAAATATCTTATGCAAAAGGCAGCAAGAGAAGGTGTAGATTATGTAGCTGTTGCACCTTTTAGTAAATTAAGTTTTAGACAAGGGTACAAAGCTGGTAATGAAAGATTCTATGGATATGCAACAGGGAAAGGTATTGATAACAAGGGTAAGGCTGTAATGCCTGAGCTGATGAAAAAATCTGCAAGATTTTATAATTCAAAAGCAGGGCCTACTAAAATCTCACTATCAGATCCAAAAATGCCATACAAAAAAGTAAGAAAAGATGAATTTAAATATCCAGATAAAGTACAAAAAGGTAAAAAAATTACTAGTGAATACCATGACGAAGTTTCATTAAACCCTTTTTCTGGATCAAAACTTATACCAGAAGGAGATCCAAGGTTGTATTTTGATGCGTTTGCGATTAGAGTCAACCCGCTTATGAGAAGCACGCAAAAAACTTACAAATCTACAGGTGGACTTGTAGTAGATATGTTTAAACCAATGAGGTACAATTAATAATGGCCGTAGAGAAAAATAACGAAGTATTAGAAGAAGAAATTCAAGAACAACCTGATGGTTTACCCATTGATGTAACCATTGAAGGTGAAGAAGAGGTTGTTGAAGAAAGACCTCAAGATGATTTTAATGCCAATCTTTCTGAAGATATGGACGAAAGAACTCTTCAATCGATGGCTAGTGATTTAATTGCTGAATACAAAAAAGATAAAAATTCAAGAAAAGAATGGGAAGAAGCCTACATAAAAGGTTTAGAATTATTAGGTACAAAATACCAAGAAGTAACAAAACCATTTAGAGGAGCAAGTGGTGTAACACATCCACTACTAGCTGAATCAGTTACACAGTTTCAAGCACAAGCTTACAAAGAATTAATACCCTCAGATGGTCCTGTAAGAACTCAAGTGGTTGGTTTACAAACACCACAAATTGAAGCCCAAGCAGACAGAGTAAAAGAATATATGAATTTTTTACTTATGGAAGAAATGGAAGAGTATACAACTGACATGGATCAAATGTTATTTTACTTACCCTTGTCCGGTAGCACATTCAAAAAAGTATATTACGATGCAATGATGGGCAGACCTTGTTCTAAATTTATTCCTGCTGAAGATTTAGTGGTTCCCTACTACGCATCTGATTTAAAAGATTGTGAAAGAATAACTCACATCATTAAAATGACAGAGAATGATGTTAACAAAAAAATGGCTGCTGGTTTCTATCGAGACATTGAACTTGCAAAACCAAACGAGTCAACGGACCAAGTAGAGCAAAAAGTAAATGAACTACAAGGAGTCAAAAGAACTGAGTCAGATAACCTACATACTATTTTAGAAATGCATGTAGATTTAAACTTAGATGACTATGAGGATTTTGATGACAAAGCTAAAAAAGTAAAAATTCCATACATTGTAACAATTGATGAAGCATCTGGAGAAATACTTTCTATATACAGAAACTACAAACCTAATGATATTTCATATGCAAGAAGCGAATATTTTGTTCATTACAAATTTTTACCAGGACTAGGTTTTTATGGTTTTGGTTTGACACACATGATTGGTGGACTAAGTAGAGCTGCCACTCAATCACTAAGACAATTAATTGATGCAGGAACTTTAAAAAATTTACCAGCAGGATTCAAGTCAAGAGGTATTAGAGTTAGAGATGATGATCAGCCAATTCAACCAGGAGAGTTTAGAGATGTTGATGCGCCTGGTGGAAACATACGTGATCAGTTTTTTAATTTACCTTTTACAGAACCATCTACAACTTTATTTCAACTTTTAGGTTTTGTTGTACAAGCAGGACAAAAATTTGCAGCTATCACAGACTCAGGTGTTGGTAATGACACACAAAATAGAGCTGTTGGTACTACTATTGCTTTAATGGAACGTGGTTCACGAGTAATGAGTGGTGTTCACAAAAGATGTTACTACGCAATGAGGTTAGAATTTAAAATTTTAGCAAAAATTTGTCAGGAATCATTACCACCAGAGTATCCATACGATGTTTATGGTGGACCAAGACAAATAAAACAATCTGATTTTGATGAAAGGATTGATATTTTACCTGTTGCTGATCCAAATATTATGTCAATGGCTCAAAGAGTGACTTTAGCACAGACACAATTACAAATTGCACAATCAAATCCACAACTTCATAACATTCATGAAGCCTACAGAAGGGTTTATGAAGCTTTGGGTACAAAACAAATTGAAGGTTTACTTAAACCTGCACCAAAACAACCAGAGCCACTTGATCCTGCAAAAGAAAATGCACGTGCATTGCAAATGCAACTACTAACTGCCTTTGAATTTCAAGATCATGATGCCCACATAGCTGCTCACATGGCATTTATGGCATCAAGAATGGTACAAGTTAATCCTCAAGTGTATGCATTGATGCAATCACACATATCAGACCATATTTCTTTTAAAGCTAAAGCAGAAGTAAAAGCTATTATGTCAGAAAACCCTCAAATGCAGATGATGGCACAACAAAACCCCGAACAATTTGAAATAATGTTTGAAGCTGAGGTTGCAAAGGTTGCTGCTAAGATAACACAAGAGTTAGTCCAGTCTGAACAAGCAACAAATGCAGCTAAACAAGATCCTTTAGTTAGAATTAAACAGCAAGAAGTTGATTTAAAAGCTATGGACTTACAAAGAAAGGCTGAAGAGACACAATTTAAACAAGATCAAGAAAACCAAAGAGCAGCTGATAGATTAGGCTTCGATTATGATAGACTTGCTACACAAGATTCACAATCCGATGAAAGATTAGAAATTGCGAGGCAAAAACTTGAGAAGAAATAACGAAAAAGGTTTAAGTGGAGGAGTTAAATTTGGGCCACCGCCCAAAAGAGGACCAAATCCACAAGGAATCAAAATGGTTAGGTCTAATGGAAAAAAACTCTTACGAAAGTCTGTCAAAAAAAAATAAAATAATTTTTTTAGCAGGAATATTTGATGGGGAAGGCAGTTTTGGAGTTTGGGGTAAGGGAAATAATAGAAAATCATTTCAATGTTCTGTTGAAATGTGTGATCAAGACATAATACAACGGTTTAGCGATATTTTTGGTGGATCTATATTGCAAGTTAAAATAAGAAGATCTAATTGGAAACAAACTTGGAAATGGAAACTGAGTGGTAAGAGGGCTTTCGCGTGTATTGGAAAAATGGTAGAATATATGTGTCAAAGACGAAAGGACAAATACAATGTGGTTAAGTGCAATCAAATTAGCGGTTAGTGCAGGAAGCAAAATCTACGCTAACAAGCAAAGAACGAAGATGGCGATGTCAGATGCACAATTAATGCATGCAGAACGTATGGCCCGAGGGGATGAAGCTTACCAAGGCAAACTTTTGGAGGCCCGACAATCGGACTGGAAAGACGAGGCGGTCCTTATAATTCTCAGTTTGCCCGTTTTGGTGCTCGCTTGGGCAGTCGTATCGGATGATCCAACCGCAATGGACAAAGTAAAATTATTTTTTGATATGTTCTCTCAGCTCCCGTCATGGTTCACAAATTTGTGGATCTTGGTCGTTGCGAGTATTTATGGTATAAAGGGAACACAAATATTCCGTAACGGAGGAGGAAAAAAATGAAAAAAATTTGGAATTGGATAAAAAAACTATTTAGACCCTGGAACCTAAACAAAGTATCACCTGATATTAAATCGGTGAAACCTAAAGTAGACTTAACAGGTCTTACAAAAGGTGATATAAAGAAACTTAAAGCACAAGGAAAACTATGACAAAACTATGCCCAAGAGGTAAAGCAGCAGCGAAGAGAAAATTTAAAGTATATCCGTCAGCATACGCGAACGCATACGCCAGCAAGATTTGTGCAGGTAAAATAAAAGATCCAAGTGGTACAAAAAGAAAAGATTTTAAAGGACCTAAACCAGCAGGTGCCAACGAGGGAACATTTATTAAAGCTCCAAAACCACCAAGAGCAACAAAACAAAAAGGACCTAGACGATTAAGCACTGATTATATTAAAAAGAAAAGAGCTTATGATGAGTTAGTAGGTAATAAAAAAAGTGACCGAAGGATAGATCCAAGAATAAGACCAGGTGCAAAAAAAGGTGCAATGATGATTATCATTGGTATTGGCAAAAAGAAAAAAGTTGATAAGAAAATGATGGGTGGTATGCCAACTGCAGGTGCTATGTCAGGCATGGGTAGACTACAAAAAGCTCAAATGAATAAAGGTGGTGATGCAAAAATTAAAAAAGTAATTACAGGTTTAAATAAAGCATCAGCTCTACATAAGGGACAAGCAAAATCTTTACAAAGTATTGTAAAAAAATCTAAAGGTGGTGGTGCTGATTACATGAATACCGTTAAAGCTAAAAAAAGAGGTAACCCTGCAGTAGTAGGTTCACCTCCAAAGAAAAGATCTGGCGGTGGAATGGTTAGAGGTTTCGGAGCTGCTATTAGAGGAAAGAATTTCGAAGGCGTTTTCTAATGTATAAACGTGGCACTTGTTGGGAAGGCTACGTACAAGCCGGAATGAAAAAAAAGGGGAACAAGATGGTTCCTAATTGTGTGCCTGCAGGCAAAAAGAAAATGGCTGAAGGTGGTCTTACAAAATGGTTTAAACAAAAATGGGTCGATATAGGTTCAAAAAAGAAAGGTGGAGGTTTTAGAGAATGTGGAAGAAAATCTGCAAGTGGATCAAAAAGAGCATACCCCAAATGCGTCCCTGCTGCAAAAGCAGCAAGCATGACAGACTCTCAGAGGCGGAGTGCCGTTGTAAGAAAAAGAAGTAGAGCACAAGGAGTAGGTGGAAAACCTACAAATGTAAAAACATTTGCAAAAAGATCTTAAAGTTATATAAATGCTTCATGGCCATTGAGGGCGACAGCACAGAATACGAATTACTTATCCAATGGTGTGAGAAACTTCCATTTTTTGAGGAACCTAAATCAGTCACTACTTGTGAAATTGGTGTTAGAAAAGGACTTGGTTCTAAATTAATAATTAATTCAATAAAAAAAAGAATTGGTAATAAGCCATATGAACACATTGGTGTTGATCCATATAATAATTTAAATTATCAACATTACGATCATACAGATCCAGAAACTCAAGATTATACTGATGCAATGCGCCAACAAATGGTAAATGATCTAGCATCAGAAAAAAATTTTAACTTTTACCATTTGACTGATATTCAATTTATGACTCTCTTTGGTTCGTCAGATAAAATTTTTGATTTAGTTCATTTTGATGGACCACACATGACCAAAGATGTAATGCGAGAAGCGATATGGTTTGCAGATAAATCAAGAGTTGGAACAAGATTTGTATTTGATGATCACAGAAAATTTGGCATGAGAGATGTAGAGGCAACTCTTAAATATTGGAATTTTGAATTAATAGGAGTAGGAACAAATAAAATTTGTTTAGAAAGAAAATAATGGATATTGATACAATTACACTGGTTAATAATAAAATTAAGAAAAAACTTCAACAACTCAAAGACCACGCTATATATGGTGTTGACACCATGGACAAACTACAATATGTTAGGGGTCAAATCAGGTCTCTAGAAGGCTTGCAACAGGATCTTAAAGACCTGCTGAAAACAACGGAGTATGAAGATGAACAAGTCCACGGAGACACCGAAACGGACTGAAGCACTTTTGGACGCTTACAAAAGCGAAGAAGAAGTCAAAACAGTCCTTGATCCTAAAGCGATCAAACAATCAACGTTAGATAGTTTACCTACACCAACTGGTTACAGGTTATTAGTATTACCATATGCTGGTCCTAAGAAAACCAAAGGTGGTTTATGGCTATCTGATACAACACAAGAAACAATACAAATGACTACAGTTTGTGGTCTTGTATTAAAAATGGGAGATCTTTGTTATCAAGACAAAGATAAATTTCCAAAAGGAGCTTGGTGTAAACTAAATTCATGGGTAATTTTTAGTAGGTACGCAGGTTCAAGATTCAAAATAGATGGAGGAGAAGTAAGAATACTCAATGATGATGAGATCATTGCTAACATAACTGATCCAAACGATATTTTGCACCATTATTAAGGAGGACAAAAAATGGCTGAAGAAACAAAAAATCCAGAAGTTGAATTAGATACTGACGGTGTAAATGAAGAAACGATTAATGTTGAAGCTCCAGAAGTTTCAAATGAATCATTTGAAAAAAAACAAGATGTAGACTTAGGTTATGTAGACGTAAGCCAAGGCGGTAAATCTGCCAAGGAACTTTTACAGGAAACAAAAGAAGAAGAACCTGTAAAAGAGGCAGAACCTAAATTTGAACAAAAAGAAGAAAAAGAAGAGGATGGTCTTCAGGACTATTCTGATAAAGTTCAAAAAAGAATAAAAAAATTAACTTTTCAAATAAGAGAAGCAGAAAGAAGAGAAAAAGCTGCTGTTGAATATGCGAAAGGTCTTAAGAGTAGGTATGAAACTGCAGAAGCTAAATATGATGAAGTTGATACTAATTATCTTAAGGAATATGATGCAAGAATAGATGCAGAGAGAGATAAAGCAAAATCTGCATTGAAAGCTGCATTTGATTCTCAAGATCCTGAGCAAATAACTGAAGCTCAAGATAAGCTAACTAAATTAGCTGTTGAGAAAGAAAAAGTTTCTATGACTCTTGGTGAAAAAGAGGCAAAGAAAAAAGAAGCTGAGTCAAAACCAGAAGAAGTAATTCAAGAACAACCTCAAATTAGTGCAAGAGCTCAAGAATGGGCTACTGATAACGAATGGTTTGGAAGTGACAGAGTTATGACATCTGCTGCAATGGGAATACATGATGAGTTAATACAGCAGGGAATTGACGCAGAAACAAACGAGTATTATAATCAAATCAACAAACGTATGAAGGAATATTTCCCTCAGAAATTTGCCGATGCGACTGAAGAAAAACCTGGTGCTACGAGAGAACCCGTCCAAAATGTAGCCTCAGTTAGTCGTAGAGCAGGAGGACGCAAGTCTGTGAAACTCACCAAATCACAGGTAGTTATCGCTAAGAAATTAGGGGTGCCACTAGAGGAATACGCTAAATACGTGAAGGAAGGAGCATAAAATGGAAAAAACAAAAACTTCACGCGAGTCTGAAACTAGAACTAAACAAGCTAGGAAGAAAGATTGGACTCCACCATCCAGTTTGGATGCGCCAGCTGCACCGCAGGGTTATGCACATAGGTGGATAAGAACTGCTACCGCAGGTTTTGAAGATGCAGGTAATGTATCTAAAAAACTAAGAGAAGGTTGGGAATTTGTCAAAGCTGAAACTATTATTAGTGAAATCGGCCAAAACGATTATCCAGTTCTCACAGA